GGGTGTTTGGAAAGAACAAATTGTCCATTTTCAATATCGTTAAGGGAGAGCACATAGTTTCCGGGTTCAGCTTTGATGATGGTAGTGTTCTTCATTTTGAGTTGTGAGATGTAAATACCATGAATCGATTTTACTTAGGGCTCCAGTTAAAGAAAAACCCCTCTTTGAATATAAAATGGATCTTTCAAGCCTGTCTAAAATGGATCTTTCCAGGCTCCCCAAAAATCTTTTAAGTGTACTTCAAGATAAGGAACTCCCGATGGCTAAGAAAATGATGGCATTTAACATGTTCATGCCAAATCTACCAGCTGATCCAAAACACACTGAGGCGTATAACGAAAACCTAAAGGTTGGCGAAACGATAAAGCGTCTTGTGGACGAGGGGAAGATTAGTTTGAAGTTTGACAAGGACTTTAAACTAAATATAATTACCAATTAGGTACATGCCTATTTAAATTTTCATCAGTATCAAATTGATCGGGGTCAACGGGAATATGGTGTTGCAGTTTCTCGGGCTTGGGCTTGGCCTTAGTAGTTTTAGGTTTTATGAATTTAAAACCACGAGCTGTGTTTACTTCTATGTCATACTGCGCAGGGTCGGTGAATATGTGGGTCCTTACACTACGTGTATGGTGAGGAATGAAGAAGGTCAGTGTAAGTGACATTTAGTATCTAAGGATCCTTATCTTTATCCTCTGGGTGAATAGCCCATTTACTTTCCTTATTGAACTTTTCATAATCAATCTCCTTGATTTTGAACTTTTTCATGAGAAACTTCTTAATGGGGTTTATGGGCTTCTTTTTAGGTGGGTCTTCACATGGTCCCAACTCATCCCACTTTGGAAACCGCCTATTCCCCTCACCTGGTGCATCTGCAGGGGCTACGAAGTCGTCCTTTTTAGCGCGGACACGAACACTGGGTCGTACAATTAAAAGTCTTGTTAGCATCTTAGTAGAGACATATATTATCTTTAGTAATTGATAATACCATTTGCTGCTAAGGATAGTTTAGCAATTGTCATCAAAGTCAAACCCGCTACAATATTAGGGTAGTCTAGTTTGAGAAGGCGACCTGCGATTGTCATAGGTAAAATCCAGGTAACAAGTTGGAGCTGTGCATAGTTCGCAAGGTCGGGGTTGGGGAGGGCTGCTTGGACCTGTCTAGGTCTGACAAGGCGCCTGTTAGACCTCTTTCTTTTTTGAAGAAACTTGGTAGGTGTCTTTTGAATGTGAATTGGTGAAATAAGGGAAGTCATTTGATAATCAAAGAATTTCGTCTTTAAACACCTAAGTGACACGTAAATACCATGTTTTTCATTCAACTTTCAATGTCTGGCCCCATGAACTCCCACTCTATCACTGACTACATCCTCAAGCTCGAGAAGGAGAACTCCGAACTCCGGAAAGAATTTATTGAATCTGAAATTCAAAGGGTTGGCACCACTCTCAATGAAGCTGATGAGTCTCGAACCAAGATTAAGCAGCTCAAGAAGTTGCTCGATGAGGCCAACGACGAGAAAGACGACACGCTCAATGAGCTTAATGATCTCAAGTACAAGAACCGGTCTCTCTTTGAAACAACTGCACGAGTTGGGATTAAGACGCCCTACTCCAAACGTCTTGTAAACGTCGGTATTGTTGAGCGTCTAACTGAGCTCGGGAGAATGACTTCTGATTTTCACAAGACGGCTACTTACCAAAATGCTGCGACTACTGTCGCTGACCTATCTTACCAGGTTGAAAGTGGTGAAAGTTTAATGCATCTCAATGGTATTGGTAGTGGAATCGCAGCAAAGATTAACGAGTATCTCGATGAATTGGACTCAGACTATGAAGAGTCTGACTGCTCCGACTCTGAGTCTATCGCATCAAACGGTGACGATGAAGACGTAAACAACTTTTCCGAAGATGATTGCTCTGAAGATGGTAGTTCAACTGACAGCGCATACTTTGTGTCTTACAATATAGGTATTTCTGACATGCTTTACAACCTCGCAGATGATACTGATGACAAGTTTAAGCGCGACGCTTACTTCCGTGCAGCCAGCTCCATTTATGAACTACCTTACAAGGTTGTCAATGGTATGAAGATCTCTGAAGGTCCCAACAAGGTTCACGGTGTTGGGAAGAGTATCGCGAAGAAGATTGATGAATACCTCAAAACATGTTTTGATGAGTCTGAAAACGAAGTGTCTGACTCAGAATGCTGGGTGTCATCCAATCCCAAATTGACGGATATCTTTGACAAGCTCGCGTCACAGGAAACAGACGTTCATAAGAAAGATGCATACCAGACGGCGGCTGACATGATACACGGACTCGGATTCAGTGTGACGAGTGGTAAGGAGTTATCTGCGGGTCCCAATAAAGTCAAGGGTATTGGTAAGAGTGTTGCCATTATCATTGATGAGTTTCTGGTGACGGGAGCTGTTAAGAAACTTGAAAGTGTATCAACCAACGCTGAAATTGTGATCGCACTCACTTATCTCGCGAATGATACCGAAGACCATTTCAAGGCTCGTGCATTTAGGAATGCGGCAAATAGTATTCGTGACCTCGATTTTGAAGTCACCAGCGGTGAAGAACTTTGCACCGGACCTAATAAAGTGAGTGGTATTGGTAAGAAAATTGCGAAAAGAATCGACCAGTTTATTCAGACTGGAAGCATCGCCTAGATAAATTTTTAATAAAATATATGTTACGTTAAATCAAACTTATTTTTATCACATGTCATTACATATTAATGTATTTTGCATTATTCCTTCTTCTATCGTGTATAACATTTATACACCTTTTACGTGATCGATGGCGTCCGATAACTTCCCCAAATTATTTATCTACAATGTATGACATTTACAATAAAAACATTTTTTCCTTTCATACAAAAATTAGTGGGGAAGAGAAAAAGTATATTTCTACAATCATAAGTAATTTTGATTATAACAAAGAATTTGAAAAGAGTGTTGATATTTCTCCATACAGTTTCAGTATTTCTATACATAAAGAATCCAATAAAGTAAATTTAACTCGAGTTAACATTGGATCAGTTGAGAGGGATATAACCCCGGATGTAACCCGTTTATTACACTATCTCAAAATAAATGGTTCAATTTGTGATCCAGACTACAAATATTACGGTGTAGGTTGGGATCTGATTGATCATATTATCAAATTTTACACTTTAAGTAAAGATAAAACTAAGATTAGATGTCATGTTTATAAAGTGCAACGAAATAAACAAAATGAAGTTACTCGAGCAATATTCCACACGAAAAAAGAATATGAAGTAGGGAAGAAGAATACGATAATGCATAAAGATGGAAGAAAGATTGATCAGATAAACTTATCAAGAATAAAAGCACCGGACATACAGCATTCTATAGGTAATGAGTGGGTAAAGCGAATGACTAACCTCAACTTTATATTAGATACATACAGTGATTATGATGGAAACATCAATTTATATTTCGATTGAAACCCACTACTCTTCGGTAATTTCATCGCGGAATTTAACAAAGACATCATCGTTCCAATCATTGGGGTCCGTATAATTCTTTTCCGTCACGTCATAGAAAGATTCACTATCTTTCATCATCATCTCACGAACAATTTCATATAGAACTGTAGAGAGGGCGAATTTATATGCTAGAAACCCCATGAATGTGGTTCCATAATCAAAATCAAATGCAAAAGGTGCATTATTCCATGATACTTCAAAAGCAGCTGCCCCGAGTGGTGCAAAAAACTCATTCTGAATTATAGATGTCTCAATTTTATCTACTCGATCGGATAAAAGACTGATGTATGCGTACGATGTAACTGCACCCAGCATAGCAGATACACCTTGTTCTGCACCTTGTGTGATAAAATAAGCTGCGGTCAGAGCAGACCCATACCCAGCTGTAGAAGTTCTTAACGTTTTCTTGAGATGTTTATAACCCGAAGAATTTAAGGTATTTGGTTTATTGAGGGCGTAAGTGATAGACATCTCCTTAATTTAACATACTTAAAATCTTTATCTCAGTTAAATTCAGGAATGCCCTGTCAACGTTGTCGGAAGAAGTGTGGTGTCCCCATTGAATGTAATTACTGTACTGGTAGTTTCTGTCCGGGATGTATCCAATTGGCTAAACACGATTGTCAAGGTGCGGATGTCAAGAAAATGAGACAGCGTAAAGAACTTGAAGAAAGGACTGCATTCGAACGACCCGCTAAATGCTTAAAGATTTAGTGCGTGTATTAATCAGCGTGGGGGGTGATTATACTAAGATGTCCGAGTGGTCTAAGGAGGGCGACTTAAGATCGCCTGTGCTACGCACACGTGGGTTCGAACCCCACTCTTAGTAATCATACCGAGGTGGCGCAGAGGAAGCGCATTGGGCCCATAACCCAAAGGTCACAGGATCGAAACCTGTTCTCGGTATCGCATTCATAGCTCAGTGGTAGAGCGCAAGCTTAGTAAGCTTGAGGTCAGGGGTTCGAAACCCTTTGAGTGCATAAAGATTAACAAATACTATCATATATGATTAATTCCATTCTGATTATCGGGGTGGGTGTAATGATATACACAGTTTATAGGAAACTAGCATGGAGACGTAGGAGACAACGATGGTTGAAGTCCGTTTTGCAATATACTTAAACATATATTTGTATACATAATCAGATAATGAGTAAGGATATAGAAATTCTTATTCATGATGTGGCTTCGTTACTGTTTCTTTTACCCTTTTCAACATTATGTGTGGCTGATGTGTTATTTGGATACAATTTGTATCCGATGTTTTTAACATATGCAATCGCTACATATATGTCTTATGATCTTTTGTGGATATCCCTTCAACCTAAGGTTATACATGCATATAAGACATTGATCATAACTCATCACCTAATATGTCTTTTAGCTATCATTAGACCTCTCATGAATCCAGAAGAATCTGGAATCATATCATTGTGTGGTATAGTTGAAATCGATACAACAATATTAACTCTTCGTAGAATTATTCCTAGGACGAGTTCTATACACCCCTACATAAACCTATTGTATTATTTAACAAATGCAATGATTCGAGTGGTTTACGAGACACTTTTAACACTTTTTATGATACAATACTATACACATGAAAGTATCCTAGTAAAAATACACGTTCTCGGATGTCAATATTTCATAAACATATTTAGTTGCGGTGTATGTTTACTTACATATTCTAAACGTAACCCAGCTTTAAAAAATCGACAGTAATTATAGCATGGTACAAGATTTGGAAAAAATTGAAAATGACATATGCAGACGTGCCAATTTTCGATCTTTACGTATTTTTTATTGGGTAAAGAAAATTTTGAATGTTAATTAATTGTTGTTGGGCTTCACATTGTTACCGTTGTTGTTGGGCTTCACATTGTTACCGTTGTTGTTGAGCTTCACATTGTTACCGTTGTTGGTGAGATTCGTATTGTTACCATTGTTGTTAGGTTTTCGGTTGTTGGTATTGGCAGGCTTCGTATTGTTACGATTCGGGTAGCTTCGCCCATTATTGGAGCTCTTACCGAGATGCACTGATTTAGCTTCACGCAGAATCGTTTTTAATAGTTTTTTGAGTTTTTTAATTTCAGCTTGATCTTTCTTTCGGGATGCATTCATCTTCTTATTGAACGCTGTTTGAGTATATATGGTGGGTTCACGGGAGTTTCCATTTCCATTTCCGTTTCCATTCGCATTCTGTGGCGCATTCATTTACTATACTTTAAGAATAAAATACAGAAACGTTTCTCAACCCCCCTGTTGATTTGAAATCAGTTTATTCAGAAGATTATAGTTTAAGAATAAAATATATACTACAAGTATAATGACTAAAGACGAAAAGCCTAAAACTAAAACTAAACGCAAACCTAATGCTTATATGATCTTTGTGAAAAAAACTAGATCTAAGGTTGTTAAGGATTTCCCGGATCTGGTTTTCACTGAAATTGGTTCTAAACTGGGTGAATTGTGGCGCGCACTTTCGGACGAGGAAAAAAAGAAGTATGCCAAGTAATACTTAAGGATGTTAGACTTACTATAAATATGATATTTACACCATTTTCAATAGCCGCCCAACTCGGCAATGTGCAAGAGGTACTAGCATTGATCGAGACGGGTGCGGACATAAACGTGCGTAATCATATTGGCCGGACGGCAATCTCCATGGCCGCTGGAAATGGTCACGATGGGGTAGTGAAGGCCCTGATCGCGGCGGGTGTGGACATTGACGAGACTGATGATATTGGTTGGACGTCTTTGTTACACGCTATTGAATATGGTCATGAGACAACTGTGCGGATACTGATTGAGGCGGGTGCGGACATCAACAAGGCATCGCATAGCGGTTGGACACCGATGGTGCTAGCCAAAAAGAAGGGGTTACTCACAGACTTAAGGATTTGACACCTAATATAGATAGATGTCCCTCGGGGTCAAGAAGCTCTGTTACGATGCTACTTTGCCTACTCGTGGGTCTGATCATTCTGTGGGATATGATTTATATAGCTCCGAAGATGCCATGGTTCCTAGCCAAGCTGGAAGAGCAATCGTAGGAACTGGAATCACAGTGGTTCTTCCACCGGGGGTATACGGTCGTGTAGCTCCCCGTTCGGGTCTAGCCGCAAAGCACTGCATCAATGTTGGTGCGGGTGTGATTGACCCAGATTATACCGGTGAAATTAAAGTCATTCTATTTAATCATGGATTGAAGGACTTTGAAATCAAGAAGGGTGATCGAATCGCACAACTTATTCTAGAGCGTTGTGAGACACCTCCAATTGAGGAGATTAGTATAGTTGAGGATACGGAGAGAGGTTCGGGTGGTTTTGGGTCTACCGGCAATTAGCGAACCATAAATCTTCGGGTGTAGGCATAAAAAGTATACCTTGAGTCACAGTCATATACAATTTAGCATTATCTACATTAGGGTAAGTGTGTAATACCCATCTCTCCCAATAATCGGCCCTGAAGAAATCTTCCCAATCTTCTTCCGAACTTTCTTTAATTTTCAACATCCCCTTTTGTATCTCATACTGATCTCTCTCTATTCGCAGCTCCTTAGGAATGATAGCCCCTTTCCTAAGAAGTTGTGCGCGCATAAGACGGGGATTACGGTGGTCCGGGAAATACTGAACCCCTGCCTGACCAAAGTCTATAGCTCTCTTGTTTGGTAAGGTGACTCTGTACTTGTGAGTAATAGAAGGACTGGGTTGTAATACGACGTGCATTAATAGAATATAAGGAAAAAAATACATTAATAATTATGCTCGAATACACATCACTCGATGGTACGACAATTAATGTTGGTCAAAATGCGAAAGAGAATGATGAGTTGACATTAGCCAGCGCCCCCAGATACTGGTGGATGCACGTTGCTGGGTATTCTGGGGGACACGTAGTTATATGTGATGAAAGGGATGTTCTACCAAAAGAAACTCGCAAAGATGCAACTGCACTCGCGATATACCATAGTAATGCACCGGACACTAAAATGTCTTGCGTTGACATGGTTAGGGTTGAACAAACTGTATGGGTTAGACAAGCGGGTAAAGTCAAGCTCCAAGGGGAAGTGAAAGAATTTTCAATTTTTATGAGACGGGAAAAGGACCGAATCGAAAGACTCATAAAAACAAAACGTGTTATTTAAAAAGATGATATATGGATCTAGAGTAAGTCTGTATATAACCCGGAAATATAGTAAACTTCTTTGAATCCCAATTCAATGAGCTTTTCTGCTGCATATCTTGCACGTTGACCTGTATTACAGTATACAAGTAAACCCTTCTTAGGTAGTTTGGACGTCGTTTTTTCGCCAATTTTGTTCACTGGAAGATGGAACGCGCCAGGATAATGTCCGAGCCGCCATTCCGTTATTGTACGGACGTCTATAACGCGTTTTACTTTTCGACTTTTGATAAGACTTTTCGCTTTCCGTGACGTTATGAGTTGACTCCCCGTATATGTATACGCTGTTAGAACCCCGAACCCACCGAGAAGTAGGTATGGTATCATTTGAATTAGTGTTACATTTTAAAAAGTCGTGTGGTTGAACCGAGAATAACGAGAAAGGTTCTACTTCCATAGATAGTTTTTGTTTTTTAGATTGAATAATAATTTCTTTCTCCCGGGTACGTTTCATGTTACTTAATTTTCTATCAAACATAGATCCACTTAGTTACCAAATGCAACACCAGCCATACCATTCTTGATACGAAGAATGTTATAGTTGACTGCGTAGGCTCGAACCATGTTACCGACACGGGTACCATTACCCTCGAAGGCCAGTTTAGCGTTATCGATACGGGAAAAGTTCAGAGTACCAGTTGGTTGTGACTTGTTCATAGTGGTACAGAAAGGCCATGTGAAAGTAGACACAGTGCTTAGAGCATCTTGGGGGAGAATAGAACAGTGCATTTCGGGTACGACGTTGTGGTGGAAGGCCGCCGACATGTTCTCGAATAGAGGTGTACCGTTTATGTATAAGGTAGACGTATCGAAAGTCCAGTTAGTAGACCATTTATTATTGTCGGCCTCGGAAGAAACGACGTGTACGGCTTTAACTGGGTGGTTGAAATAGGTCAGATCGACCTCGGTATCGGCAGGGGTCATGGGCTGGTACTGAGTTTGTGTAAAGAGAATCTCATGTTCGGTGTTGGTGAAGAATTCACGCTCATCGGTGTCGAGATAAACGTAGGTACCGAATACCTTTACGTTACTGGGGGCGAAAGTTCCACCGCGGCACTTCACACGAATCTCGACATCGTGATATTGGAGCCCAACGAGGGGTAGGGCTTTAGTCCAGTCATCACTGAAGAAGAATGGGAGAATATAATGGTTGGCGGCAGTAGACGAACCCAATGCATTCTGGGGAACCTCGTCGAGAGTTACCGCACACGAAGCCTTAGCTTGTGTATCTTTATACAAGATGTTATGGACACCCTGGATATACAAAGCATCAATCTGGGAGACCTTTTGACCTCCGATCCAAAGTTGGAATTCAGTAGTAGTGGATTCATCCTTATCGAAGAAACCTGTATTGGCGTTACCGACACCACCGATGTTTTCGGCTTCGATCCACACATAGCTTAGGAGATCACCCTTAGATTTGATTGGTATAGTAACTTCGTTACCACTCGCGAAGGTACCGATGTAATCGAGCCTTTCTGGCTTGATGCTAAAGTTGGTGTGCCTCTTGTAGTTTTGACGGAAAAAACTGACTTCGGGTTGACCTGTGATATAAACATCCTGGGCACCCACTGAAACGAGGTCAATTAAAGCAGCTGACATTTATTAGTAAATGATATTAAAATTTTAGCTCATTGTATACATAACAGGAGATGGGTGTAGAATTTCAGGCATTGACTTGGGAAGCAGTAGACACGGACGAAGAGCATTTAGTAAGTATATTTGGAAAAGCTGAGGATGGGAGGTCGGTGTGTGTGACTACAGCATTCACACCTTACTTTTTTATCAAACTCCCTGAGCGTACTACTCAGCAAACGATACAGGAGATATACGGTGTCATCGATAAAAAGTGTCCCGAATGTCTGGTTTCATACACTATTATGAAATCAAAAGATGTATGGGGTTTTCAAAATAATAAAGAGTTTGGGTTCATGAAAATCGATTTCAAAAATCTCGCGAGTCGACGCCGAGTGGACTACTTCCTGAAAAATCATATTCAACTTTCTACTGGTACGCAAAGAATGAAAGTGTATGAATCTAATCTCGATCCAGTTCTCCGCCTGATGCATAGGACTGGTATTCAATCGACAGGTTGGTTGAAGACGGGTGATAATTGTGTCCGTTCTCATCTCGCCAATGTAGATGTTGATCTATTTTGCACCGATTGGAGAACCCTTTCACCCGTTGCACGCGACGACATTGCACCATTTGTTGTAGCTTCATTCGATATTGAGTGTAATAGTTCTACTGGAAAGTTTCCCGACCCAAACGTGCGAGGTGATGCATGTTTTCAAATTGCGATTTCGTTATGCAAGTTTGGTACCGATGAACCGTACGATAAGACGTGTCTCTGTTACAAGCAGACTGACCCCAAATTAGATGGTTCAAATATCATAAGTTTTAATACGGAAAAGGAACTACTTGAAGCGTTCCAAAAATATATTCACGAGAAGGACGTGGATATAATGACCGGATGGAACATTTTCGGGTTTGATCTTAATTATATTTATACGCGGGCGTATATGACTGGTTGTAACCCAGAGTTTTTCAAACTTGGTAAACTGAGAAATCAAAACTGTGAAATATCCATAAAAAAATTGAGTTCGAGTGCATTAGGGGACAATGTATTGAAGTTACTCCCCATGTCTGGTCGTTTCATTTTCGATTTGTTTCACGAAGTAAAAAAGGGATATAAGCTTGACTCATACAGTCTTAACAATGTATCCAAGTTATATCTAGGAGATCAGAAAATTGATATGTCACCGAAAGAAATGTTTGCTCGGTATGTAGAAGGTGACCCTGTGAGGTTGCGAGAAGTGGCTGAATACTGTATCAAGGATACTTTACTACCACATAAACTCATGAAAAAGATGTGTATTCTTCTCAACCTTATAGAGATGGCTAAAGCAACCTGGGTACCCTTATGCTTCTTGGTTGAACGGGGGCAACAGATCAAAGTGTTTAGTCAACTCACCAAGAAGTCGCGGGAAATGGGGTTCATGGTACCAACGATTCGTTACGGACAGTTACCGGAAGAACAATACGAGGGTGCGACGGTACTGGAAGCCCAGAAAGGTGCGTATTACACACCAATCACAGCCCTTGATTTCGAAGCCCTGTACCCTTCAATCATGATGGCTCACAATCTATGTTATTCTTCGTATGTTATGAATGACAAGGATTATGGAAACATACCTGGGGTAACATATGAGACGTTTAAGATTGGTGATAAAACCTATAAATTCGCACAAGACGTTCCAAGTCTACTACCTAGTATTCTTTTAGAGCTTAAACAATTTCGTAAGAAGGCTAAACGAGATATGGCTGCGGCAACCGGGTCCATGAAGGAAGTTTATAACGGTAAACAATTAGCCTATAAGATATCTATGAACTCCGTATACGGTTTCACGGGTGCCGGAAAAGGTATCTTACCATGTGTACCTATCGCATCTACTACAACGTATAGGGGTCGTGGGATGATCGAAGAGACTAAGAATTATGTTGAGGAAAACTTCCCTGGTGCAAAAGTAAGGTATGGTGATACAGATTCGGTCATGGTTGAGTTTGACGTCGGCGACCGCAAAGGTGTAGAAGCGATCGAATATAGTTGGGAGGTTGGGGAACGGGCGGCGGAGGAATGCAGTGCTCTTTTCAAAAAACCGAACAATCTCGAGCTCGAAAAGGTATACTGGCCGTATTTTTTATATTCGAAAAAGAGATACGCCGCGAAGTTATGGACAAAGGGGAAGGATGGAAACATGAATATGGATTACATAGATGTTAAGGGTCTTCAACTCGTGAGGCGAGATAACACTCCTCACATGAGAGAAGTCTGTAAGGAATTGTTAGACGTAGTATTAACTTCTGGTGATACCGGTCCACCAAAAGAATTAGCGAAGGAGCGAGCAATTGAACTCCTTTCCGGTGATATACCGAATGAAAAACTGATTTTGAGCCAGGGTCTCTCAGATAGTTATAAAGTTGACGGAAGATCTGTATCTATAACAAGTCCAGAGAGCTGCAATATCAACCAAGCTCACGTACAAGTAGTTAACAAAATGAGAATGCGTAAACCTGGGTCAGAGCCACAATCGGGTGATAGAGTACCGTATTTACTTACAGATACGGGCAATTCCAAAGCAAAAGCATTTGAAAAATCGGAAGATCCCAAATATGTAGAAGAAAATAACATTCCAGTTGATTACAAATATTACTTCATTAATAAGTTTCTGAATCCCGTGTGTGATTTATTAGATCCACTGTTTGAAAATACTAAACAGGAAATTTTCGGTGATCTCATTAACCAATGTAAACCACCACCAAAAAAACGCGAACCCGCGTTAAGCACGATGAAAAAAGCGGATCTTATAGAGGAATGTAAAAAACGCGGACTAGATTGTGAGGGTAAATCTGCGGATCTGAAAGAGAGAATTAAGTTTGCCCGTGTAGAACATGAAGAGAGTGTTGAAGATCTATTTAAAAAATACGAACATGAACAAAGTAAGTCATGAGTTATCAAGAAAGAATTATTGAAGTATTTGAAGAAGAGTTCAAACTTCGGGTCGATGGTATGATGACAGAGTTTGCAGAAATTATTTCTAAAAAACACCAGATATCCTTGGAATTACTGCTAAGAGATATTCCACTCCTGTCTCCCACCGCGGTTTGCAGGGGTACAAAACCGGATGGTTCTAGATGTACTTTCAAAGGTATTCATGATGGCTATTGTGGTAAACATAAAAGACAAGGAAATCGAATAAAACAGAGATTTCATGATAGTCATGACGGTCATAATCACGGACCAGGATTATCATATGTTGTTGGATGTCAAGGATGTGAAAAATCTTTTTCTTCGAAACAACTTATAGATTTGAATTCTATAATGGGTAATGAGTAAATTCAGTATTCTACTAACATCCATAAATAATTTTTACAGTGAAGAAGACAATAGGTCCAAATTAATGAATATACTAGATAAGACGAGTGGCATTTCATTGAGAAATTTGGAATGGTTCATCACCAATTACGCAAAGAAAAATCACACATCTTATAAGACTAATGACGGTAAACTATTCACCGTACATTATGCATATAAATCTAGTTTAGATGGATACAGTAAAAAACTATTTGATCCATTTTGTCGTTCCGAGAAGTTTCCTTATACAGTCCCAGGTACATCTCATGAAATTCATACAACTCTAGCACAGTTGAATTTCATCAAATGGTGTATCAAAAATAAAATTATAGATTATATTAGCGATCATCGCAAGTCGTTATTTAGTAAACACTCGCAGGTACAACCCGTCCCTCTTCAAATATAAGTGTCTGATAGCCCGTGTAATACATGTGTAAAGAATATGTATTCGAAGACACGTCCACTTTTGTAGTATCCAAGTTTACTTCGATATTCGTTTTATCAGATTGAATTTGACTAAAATCCAAGTTCCCCGATGGCTCCACATTTACAGGATTCATCGAGAAACTATACGTGTAAATATTCCTGATTGGTCTCGACAATCTCACTCTAGATGGGATTAGATATTTGTAATAGTTATGATTCGTGTTTGTAACATTAGGTAATTTAGTTCCATTAATAAAGAAAGTTGCATCTTTTAGAATAGGATGGAAAAATGTTAACTGATCATCAAAACTTACGTTCGAAGAAAAGTTGAACCGATTTTGGCATAAATACAACTCTTCATCATTTGTGGGGAGATCGAAAACTTGGGTCTGACCCACATTGTTGTTAAATGTTGGTGAACCCACTACCATTTTCAAACCATCATTTGACATTGACATAGAACCACCACTCCCATTTCCACCCATTTCACGATGTAATCTATCCCATGCGGGTGTACTAGATACATTTATGTAGTTATAAGCCCTTGTACGGTTGGATAATGGTGTACCAACAGCTACCCTAGTTCCAGTATGAGCTTGTTGACCCACCTTTACATTACTTGTTATAGCTACGGATGTACCAGCTTTTTCACCAGCTACTAGTCCGTTGATATCCGGTCCAATTTGACCCCACGCACTCGCGGCCGACGAATAATAGAAGACACTGGCTTGTCCGGAGTCTGTACCACCACCATCATTTTTGGGGGCACCACCGATCATATAGAGACTATCGTTGGAAATATCCACAGACGTTCCAAATTCATCACCCGAGTTTATACCATCAATGTCAGACCCTCTCTGTACCCAAGCAGATCCATTATAGACAAATGCCTTAAGATGTCCCTTACTCGCGTCATGCCCGGGTGCACCAATAGCAACTACCCTATCAGTGCCGTTCGCGGTAACTGGTTCCGAAAGAGATACACACGAACCAAGTAGATCACCACCACCAACACCATCCATGTTTCCACCCAATTGAGTCCATCCAGAGCCAATACTATACGACCAGACCTGTACACGACCCATATTCGTATTATGATAAGGACCACCGATAGCAACGTGAGTTCCGTTGCTCGATAAAGAGACTGATGTTCCAAATTTAATACCCGCCGTACCATCAATGTCACTACCTAACTGCCCCCAAGATCCCGCATTGTATTGATACACGCGGACATGCCCTTTATTGCTATCGTGTCCCGGTCCACCCACTGCGAGAGCTGTACCAGTGTTTGATAAAGAAACGGAAGTTCCGAACAAATTGGTTACCCCCGCGCCAATAAGATCTGTACCCAATTGAGTCCAAGATCCAGACACGTATCTGAAAACCCTTACACGACCCTTATTTTCATTAGGGTTATCAACTTCGCCATCTTCTGGGTCATTGTCAACCTGAACTTCATATCTGGGCTCACCTATCGCTATAGTTGTACCGTCGGGTGACATGGCTACAGAATACCCAGAATCATCGTTGGTGTTGGTTCCAGGTATAGTAGGACCAAATTGTCTTGGTTCTAATGCAACACTTTCACGTACATTTTCAAACTTGGTATTTCTTAAAAACCAGTGTAGACACTTAACTGGGATATTTGGTACGAGATTTGTTCGGATAATACTCTTCCCAATTTCACTTACAGTTGTTGGATGTTTACGAACTAAATCTGTCACAACAACTTGCTTCTCGTAACTGAGGAAATTCCGTTCTTCTGCACTTACCGTAATCTCTTCCGTGACAAGCTTGAATTCGGGGAGTGTAAGTGTATTTAGAGTATCCGTAAAGAATGGTTGGTCTTGGAACTCGAGTACAAACTGAATTTTTTGTTTATGCACGGCGCACACTGGAAAGTATGGTCTATTCGGCTTATTAGAAGAGTATTCATCACTTGCAAACTTTCTAGCAAAGAATAATTGTAAGGGTATGATCAGATCTGTATCAAGTCGCGATACAGAGTCTTTAATGGTCGAATCATCAAAACCAATACTTCTATTTACAAGAAAACTATTTGCTACCTTTTCAGACATTTCTAAATAAAGCTCATCGTATATAATACCCCAATCACTTTCAATCTTTTCCAATTCTACATCGTCTACAAACATCGTTACACTTTTCAGAATATGTCTCCCCAATTGATCGGTGTAATTACCATTTGTAATCTTTGGCATCGTGATACTCAGCCACATGTTACTAAGTAAATCACCCATACTCTGTGGTCTATATTCAACTTTGATGGTTTGTCCGAACGGCCATTTAGGTACCTGTCCGGGGTTCAAAATAGTTCGACTTCTATGATATTTCCTAAAATCGGAATGTCTTCTCTTAGTATTCGGGTTGAAGAATGACTCCGCTGGATCTTTGCAAAGTAAGTACGTATCTTGCTTTCCAATAGCTTTAAGTGAAATACTCGAAGCTTCACCCATACTTATCTATTGTCTATATATTTTTAATATCATTCTTCCACATACTGATTGGGCTCGTAGACTTCATAACACCCAATTCTGTTTTCGCCTGTTTAGATTGCGTGAGGAGATCTCTAACACTTTCATCAGTGTATTGAACTGTTTTAATGTTTAGGAGATAGTCGTGATTGCCATTAATGAGTGGGAACAACCCTGTCAACTGAGTTTCAAGTTCCTTTTTTTTACGTCGAAACACTACGATATCACCACTGATAACCATCGTTACAAACTTTGATTTGTAATCACACATCTTAGATTTAGCTTCGAGGGCTTTGATAAGATACTCTTTACGCTTGACGTAGTACTTTTGACGAATACTAATGAAATCGGATAAGATCGATTCAGGTGTACCGTATTTGTGGATACCCTTCGTTGGGTGAAAGAGGTGCATGTTTGTTGTACGGACAGTCTTTTGGAGTTTGAGGTCCTTGATGATATCCTTACCGGTGTACTCCTGAATAACAAAATCAACATCTTCTGTTGTACTGTTATTTGTGAAACCACTGATGACCTTCTTTTCTACAAGCATATCAAGGTGTTCCTTATAGTCTTGTGTCCAACGACCCGGTGGTAGCTCGGATACTTTGATTGTTTTACCAATTATATTCCAAACACCTTCAGTGACCCAAACCTCATCCTGTTCGAAAATACGACCCTTGAATCCCCTAAACCATGGTTTCATCCGTTTGATAGTACCTCCATCAAGGACATTCATGATGTTATCACGGATGTCTTTAGGATTAAACGGTGGGACATAACAACTGAATCCCGTCCCGATACCTTCTGTACCATTTACAAGGACCATTGGGATAGTAGGCATATAAAAATCTGGTTCAATTGAGCGTCCATCATCATCGAGGTAGTTGAGGATGGCGTCATCCTTAGGATCGAAAATGTTTCGAGCTTCGGTTGTCAATCGTGTGAAAATGTACCTGGTTTGTGAGGCATCCTTACCACCCATGAGTCGTGTACCAAACTGACCACATGGTTCGAGAAGGTTGATATTGTTAGAACCCGTGTAATCATTTGCCAACTTTACGATTGTATCTGCGAGAGACACTTCACCATGATGGTAGGAACTCTTCTCGGCGACATAGGCTGCCAATTGG